ACAGCAATAAAAACACAATATACACTTGCGCCTACAATTGAAAAAGAATCTTTACTGGTTGATGCTACAGCAGCTCAAACTGAAGCAACCAGATTGCTTAATTTGTACAAAACAAGTCGCGATTTGTACACAGTAACCATTGCACTTGATTTAACAAGCACGTTGCCTGATTTAAATAATATTGTAAACATAACAATGAATCGTTTTGGCTTAAATTCTGGTAAACTATTTAAAATTATTGGTATTGAATCAGATTATTCAAAAAACCGCGCAACGCTAACGCTCTGGGGATAGCATGGCAAATACAATTATTGGTTATCAAAACAGGATTGATGCAGTTACGTTTGCAGCGTATGGTTCGTGGTCAACTTCATTGCCATTAAATAATATTAAAACACGTCAATTATCAAAAAAAGCGCGTTCAACAGACGATGCAAACGCATCAACTAAATTGCGTTTTTCAACAGACATTGAGCGCATTGTTTCAACGCTTGGAATTATTGCACATAATTTATCTGTTAATGCAACATGGCGTTACCGCGTTTATTCAGATAGCGGTTATGCTACATTAGTTTATGATTCTGGCACACTTGACGTATGGCCTAGCTCGCCTTATGGCAGTTATGAATGGGAAGATGTGCATTTTTGGGATTTAACGCCAACGGATGAAGAAATTGCGTATTACACAAAAAATTTAATTTACGTTATTCCATCAATTGTATCAGCGCAATATTATCAAATTGAATTTTTTGACAGCAGTAATTCTGATGGTTATGTTGAATTAGGTCGTATTTTTATGGGGTCAACTTATCAACCTGTTTTAAATATGAATTTAGGCGCGTCAATTGGTTATGAATCAGCAACGGTTGTCGATACAGCCATGAGTGGTGCAGAATTTTTTGATAGGCGTGATAGTTTTAGAATTGCACAATTTACGCTTGACCATTTAACTTATGCTGAATCAATTTTAAATAATGATATTATGAAAATATCAGGCACAGATTTAGAAGTGCTTTATATTTGGGACAGTGCAGACGCGCTTAATCTGCAAAGGCGTTCGTTTTTAGGCAGGTTGAGATCATTATCGCCTATTTCACAGCCATACAACACACGATACCAAACAACATACGAAATCAAGGAATTATTATGACGGGCAGTGTAACATTTAGCACAGCAATCGGTGGTGACGGTTCAACTGTTACTGATGATGATAATGCAACAACAGGTTTAAGGGATGGCGGGTGGCGCACAAGGTTTGTGCCATGTTTTACTAATCAAGTTTCAATTGCAAATTATGTTGTAACAAAAGCAGGTGAAGCAGCGGCAAGTCAAACAGCCGCAGGTTCAAGTGCAACAGCGGCAGCGGCTGCTTATGATTCATTTGATGATCGGTATCTCGGTGCAAAATCAAGTAATCCAACGGTAGATAACGACGGAAATGCTTTGCTTACTGGTGCGCTCTATTGGAATACAACAAGTAGTGAAATGCGCGTTTATAGCGGTAGTGCATGGATAGCGGCTTATATTCCATCAAGTGGATATTTAGCATTGTCCGGTGGTACGATGACGGGTGCAATTACGTTTGCGGCTGGGCAATCTTTTACGGGTACAGTATCAACAGGCAAGTCAATCGCAATGGCAATGATTTTCGGATTTTAAGGAATATATAAAATGGCAAACCCAAATATAGTTAACGTAACATCGATTTACGGCAATACTTCTTATTTAATACCAACAACTACTACTGCAACAACGTGGACAGCATTAACGCCTTCTGCGGGTACAGTGAATAAAATTGATAACATCGTGGCAGCAAACGTCACAGGTACAGCGGCAGTTATTACGGTTTCTGTTAATAGCGCAGTTTCTGGTGGCGGTACGGCTTATCGCCTAGCTTACCAAATTACTGTACCTGCTAACGCATCACTCATTATCACTGATAAAACCACTGCATTTTATGTTGGTGAAGCGCAGTCTGTTGTCGTGACATCGGGTACAACGAACGCTATTGAAATGGTAGCTAGTTACGAAGCCATTACTTCTTAGGAGTATTTTATGTCAATGCGATATGCAGGTGGGATTATTTCCGCAACACCTCCCACTGTTACAACTTCTTCTGCTAAAGGTATGTGGACTTTGAGTGAGCAAGCTCAATATAAACAGCAAGGCGTATGGCCAACTTATGTAGCACCACCTACTACTATAGGTCAAGCCTATGGTGGTGGTTTTTATGCAGGGCAAATTGCAGTAGGTGGTGGCGGTACCGCTACACATTATTTAATTGTTGCACCTAAAGCATCGGGTGAAGCGACAGGAAAAACATGGGGAACGTATGGTGTGGTGACAGGGTTTACGTCAGTTATCGATGGTCCTGCAAATACTACTGGAGAAGCAGCACTCGGTGCAGCCTATGAAGCTGCTAAGTTTTGCGAAGATTTAACGATAGGCGATTATAGCGATTGGTATCTTCCAGCTAAAAACGAATTAGAAGTATTATATTATTTCTTAAAACCGACTACTGACGCTAACAATACTTCATCGGGTTCAAATGCTAATGCCGTATCACCAGAGCCTATTAGCACAAACTACACAAGTGGTTCACCAGCTCAAACAAGCGCGGGTATTGGCTTTAGAACTGGGGAAACAAATGCGTTTGCCGATGTCTTCTATTGGTCTTCTACTGATTTCAATGCTTACTTCGCATGGAAACAGCGCTTCTCCGATGGGGCTCAGAGCTACTTCGTTAAGAGCGATAGTCTCTACGCCAGAGCCGTCCGCAGAATACCTATTTAAAACAGGATAAAATCATGTACATACAAATAACAAACATTGACGCAGACACAGGTATTCTTTGTACAGAAGAACCAATGCGAACAGGCCCAGCACTCCCAAATGTAAAGGGATTTCAGTTTATCTTTCAAAACGAATCTGACTTCCCTATTTCTTCAAATGCCGATGGTTCACTTAGCACAGCACCACTGCTGTATGGAACGTGTGATGATGATGCGGATACAACACTAGTAGGTGTTTTAAAAGTGCTAACACAAGTTGAATTTGATGCGGATAAACAGGCAGAGCATCAAGCTAGAAAGCCATACCCTTCATGGGTTGGTGATATTGATACTATGTCATGGCAATCGCCTGTACCTTATCCGCAAGATGACAAACGCTACTACTGGGACGAACCAACTGTAACTTGGAAAGAATTTACACCAGTGGTGCAGTTACCATGAAAACTGCTGAACTAGGTTACTTTGGTAATATTTGGGTAAAGCAAAATGTTTTAGAATTAGCTGGCGAAACACACGGTGGGCATGAGCATAAGTTTGACCATGTGACACTACTTGTATCGGGCAAAGTGTCAGTTGAGATTGAAGGACATGAGCCTAAAGAATTCACAGCACCAACATTTATTGTTATTCGCAAAGAACATCAACACAAAATTACAGCAGTTGAAGATGGCACGGTTTATTACTGTGTTTACGCGCTACGCAATATGGACGGTGAGCCAATTGAAGATATTTACGGTGAGCAACATGACCCAGAATCAGCCAGTGCTAGAAATGAAGGGTACTGGGATAAAGTAAATAAAATAGATAAGTGAGAATAAAATGCCTGACGAAGCCTGCCGCCTTGCTAAAGTAGAGCAACGAATTGAAAACCTTGAAGAAATATTTGAAGATCGCGGTAAGAAACTCGACGCCATAATTGCAACTCTTGAAGAAATGAAGAACGAGCAAACACGCTATAAAGGATTTATTGGCGGCATTGTCTTCACCATTGGCGCATTGTTTTCGTTTATTGCTTGGTGGACAAGTAAATAATGGAATTCCTACAGTTCGCAACGGATGTAGGTTTCCCCATTGCCGCTGCTTGCGTGGGAATGTACTTTGTATTTTTGACCATTAAATTCCTGCTTGATAGCGTACTTGAAAAGATTAAAAGCCTTATCGGTATCATCAAGCAACTTGATAAACGTGTCACTGCTATGTCAGAGGATATTGTAAAAATAGACGTACTCATGACAGAAACACTTGATATGCCAATTGAGAAAGAAAAAGTGGCACGTTTTAATAATCCCCAAGAAAAGAGAATTGATTAATGGATGTTGACGCATTAGCTAAATATATCAACCAGTATGGATTCCCTATTATTGCATCAAGTAGCATGGGG